GGCGGAAAAAGGCGCGACAGCTTCTGTGCCCGAATGGAAGGCATGAAGAAGAAGCTGACTAGCACCAAGACGGCTAAAGACCCAGACTCACGTATTAACAAGAGCCTGCGGGCGTGGAAGTGCTGAGATGGACGGCAACATGATTTGGTCGGGTGGACTATCCCTGATTCTGGGGATGGTTGCCTTTTTCTTGAAAGAGAAGTCTAATGATCTGAAACGGATTGAGATTCTGCTCAACCGTACACGCGAGGAAATCGCAAAAGGATACGTGACCAATGACGAGCTTAACAAAATTACTGAACACATTGACTCTCGCTTTAACAAGTTGGAAAACAAAATTGACCAGCTACTTCAGCAAGGGGCAAAGTGATGCCAAGCAAGAGCAAGGCACAACATAATCTAATGAGCGCGGTGGCCCATTCGCCATCATTTGCTCGGAAGGTAGGTATCCCACAGTCTGTGGGAAAAGACTTTAACGAGGCCGACAAAGGCCGTAAATTCTCAAGAGGTGGCGATATGGCTAAATTAACTAAGGCGCATCACATGGCGATGGCCCATCATCATTTGCAAATGGCTATGGGTGGAGATACCATTGGTATGGAAACCAAGGACCAAAGCAAAGGCATGACTACTGCCAAAATGGGTAAAGTTACCGAAGGCGGTAAACGTGCTCACGGCGAGCATAGCATCCAAGAACGTGGTCACACACGCGCTATGGAACCCAAGATGGCTGGTTCTACTACCGGCATGAAGCGCGGTGGCGCAGCTAAACGCAAGTAAGGAGCTAACATGAAACACGAAGACATGAAAACCATGAAGGAAGAAACTCCTAAGCACCATCACAACGTGCATCATGTTGAGAAACATTATGGCGGCGACGGCCACAAGCCCCACCACCACCATTTCAAAGAACACGCTGCTGGCCACAAGCTGCACCACGAGCATGTGGAAGCTATGTGCGGTGGCGGAATGACCCGTAAATAAGGAGCTATCATGGCTACTATGCGTAAACAAATGAATCCCCAAGTCTTGGCCGCTTTGGCTGCACGTGCTCGTATGGGCGGCGCTCCTGTTGCTGGCGTTCCTGGTGGCCCTGCTTCTCCTGCTATGCCCGGCCCTATGGGTGCTATGGGTGGCGCTCCTGCTCCTGCTCCTACTTCGATGAAGAAGGGTGGCAAGACCAAGAAGATGGCCAAGGGTGGTACTGCTTCCGCTCGCGCTGATGGTATCGCCAAACGTGGCCTTACCAAAGGCACTTTCTGCTAAGGTGATCTATGATGGCTTCACGCGGTATGGGGGCTATTGCTCCGTCTAAAATGCCCGGTAAGAAGACGATCATTCGCAAAGATGATCCGAACCGTGTTGAGGTTTATGCCAAGGGCGGCGAGATTTGGGACAAGGCTAGACCAAAGGGTTTAGGCAAACCAAAGGCGCTGTCTACGGCAAAGAAAACAAAGGCCAAGGCTGCGGCTAAAGCGGCTGGTCGTCCTTACCCTAACTTGATTGACAATATCCGCGCCGCTAGGAGCAAGTGATGGCTGAGAAATGGATTCAAAAAGCAATTAAGAACCCAGGTGCTTTGCGTAAAGAACTTGGTGTTAAAGCAGGTAAGACCATCCCCGCCAAGAAGCTTGCTAAGGCTGCTAAAGCGCCCGGTAAGTTGGGTCAGCGTGCTCGATTGGCTGAGACCTTGAAAGGTCTTCGTAAATGAATAACAACCCGCTCGCCGCGCTACAGCAGGACTTCCAGCAAGTAGCAGGTCACATTGGCAACATCAATGGTGGAGGTGGTAATAATAACGCCTCTGCCGCTGGTAGTCAGGGCTATGGCGGCGGGTTCGGTGGTGGGTTTGGTTTTGGCAATCAGCAGCCTCAGAATCCCTATGCTCAGGGTTCTGGATACGGTGGTGGTGTAGGCGGCCCTCAAATGATGCCAGGGCAGCAGCCACAGTTTGGCCCTCAGGGCGGCGGTGGGTTTGGTCAGTTCGGCGGCTTTGGTCAGTTTGGCGGATTGGGTGGTAATAATACCAACAACGTCAACCAAGGAACAAACGGTAATGGTTCCAATGATCAAATAGCTCATAGCACTTTGGTTATGGCTCCGCCATCGCCAGAACAGCGTGCCATACAAGCAGGGCTAAACCAAGACACGCAAATGCAGGCTTTTGACCAAGGACCTTTGTCATTTCAAGATTGGCAAAAAAGCAATCAAGATCCAAATTATTACGGTGCTAGTTTGAGTGGCACGGCTGAGCAAACTGATTACAACAACTACTTGACAGGTTTGCAATCTCAGTGGCAAGAGCCGCATGATTTGCAGAATGAAGTCGATGCTTCTGGCTATGCAAAATTGCATCAGAAGTATTTAGACTTTAATAACAAAGTCAATAGCTACATGATCCCTGGTGCTGTGCAATCCCAGTCCATGGAAATTACAGCCACTCCGCAAAACTCGAACTTTGTAGATAATGCTAGCGGCTCTTTAGCCCACGGCGGTGTTGTTGCCCTTGCCAATGGCGGAGCAGTACAGCGTTTTGACGACGGTGGAATAGCAGCACTTGCCCAAAACATTGCTGGTAATATTTCCAACAACTGGATGAACAGCGGTAACCAAGACTGGACTTATACCGCTCAAGGCACCAATAACGGGATACAGGCCAATCCCACGTTTAACTGGACTCCGGCTACGGCCCCTGCGGCGGCAGGCGGTGGTGGTGGATCATTGCCCTCTTCTCCTATTGATGTCACGCCTCCTGAAGAGCCGCCAATTGCACCTATTGAGCCGACACCTCCAATAGAGCCTACGCCACCAGAACCGTATAATCCGCTGCCAATGCCAATTTTGGTTCCACCGGAAGAGCCTCCAGTAACCCAACCAGAAGAGCCGCCTTTAAAAGAGGGAACTGTAACTATTACCGTTCCCGAGCAGCCGCCCGAACAGCCTCCTGTAGAGACTCCGCCTGAACAACCTCCTGAAGGCCCTCCCGGCTCGGTAACTATTACTGTTCCAGAACAGCCGCCTGAGCAGACTCCAATACAGGCTCCAGAGCAACCCGTTCAACCTCCAGAAGAGCCTCCTATTGATCAGCCCCCTGATCAACCACCAGAACAAGCCCCCACACCCGGAGGCGGGATAACTACGCTGCTACCCCCAGAGCAACCAATTCAAGCGCCGATTGAGCAGCCTCCTATTGAGCAGCCTCCTATTGAGCAGCCCCCAATTCAGAATCCATATCAGCCGCCGGGTCCGGTGGTGGTTGGTACGGATCCATTTCAACCACCGCCAGTTGAACAACCTATACAGCCAATTCAAGATCCATATCAACCACCGGATCCAGCGCCAGAACCCGCTCCTGCGCCAGAACCCGCTCCAGCACCGGCTCCTACGGATGGCGGCATTACTACTTTGTTGCCGCCTGCACCTCCACCTGAACCAACCCCCGCACCGGCTCCTGAGCCTGCTCCTACACCAGCACCCGCTCCTACGGACGGGGGTATTACTACGTTGCTACCGCCTGCACCAGCTCCCGAGCCTGTGCCTGCCCCCGAGCCCATACCAGCTCCTGTGCCTACTCCTGCACCAGCGCCGGAACCACTGCCCGTTACACCACCGCCGGATCCTTACCAAACGCTGCCGCCTGCGCCCCCACCTGAGCCCGCACCGGCTCCCGCGCCTTCTGGCCCGATCCCTGATCCAGCCAGTCCAACTGGCTTTGTGGATGCCGATCAAAATGTTGTAAACCCAGACGGTAGTGCATACGTCCAACCAGAGACCCCACTAGATCCCAACGCTGGCATGGTTAACACGGGTACATACATTGATCCCGGTACAGGTCAACCTGTGACGATCGCTGCACCAGCGCCCGTTGATACTTCTGGCGGATACAATTACAGCTCTGGCCCGTTTGAAAATGGCGGCTTTGGCCCGGGCGATTCGTACGGCGGTGGGGATTTTTATGGTGGCGGTGGCAGCGGTGGATGCCCTGCACCTTGGATCAAAGTCACTTTGGCTGATGGTGGAACTATTGCCGCTGGCGATATTAAACCTGGCATGAAGGTGTTCACACAGCACGAGCATACGGGCGTTTGGGGTGTTCACCCAGTTACTGCTGTTGGTTTTGGCGAAGATGAACGCTGGAAAGTTGTGACTGAAGATGGCCGTGAGTTTATTGGAACGTTCAACCACCGAGTCAAAACCGATAAGGATTGGGTTGAAATTCGCCACTTGCAGCCCGGTGACAAGATTGTGCAAATCAATGGGCACGCTGTTGTTAAGTCAAGCCAGCATTTTGACCACGGTACGATTGTCAAGATCACGATTGACGATGCGCACACATACTTGACCGAAGGTTTCTTGTCGCACAACATGAAATATTCTGGCGGTACTGATATCGAGGCTTACGCTCACGGTGGGATAATCAACCTGCTAAGGAACTACTACTATGGCTAACCTTGTCACGTCAGGCGGAGCAGTCTACAACCCTCAATTGACCGAGATCATTGAGGAGGCCTTTGAGCGTGCTGGCTCTGAGCTGCGTTCTGGTTACGATTTGCGTACTGCTCGACGTTCGTTGAACCTGATGTTCGCCGACTGGGCTAACCGTGGTATCAACATGTGGACAATGGACCAAGGCGTGATTACCCTAGTCCAAGGGCAGTCTACCTATGCCTTGCCTTCCGATACCGTTGACCTGCTTGAGCACGTTATCCGCACGCAGGCTAACAGCACCAGCAATCAGGCTGACTTGACGATTACACGTATCAGCGTCTCGACCTATGCTACGTTGCCTAACAA